GAAGGGCTCAGAGGCGATGGTTCAGGCTGTCCTAAGGGAGGGTATCACCACACCTACGAACTCTTCTCCTAAGCAGTTTAAATCAGTCCTAGAGGCATTGGCTAATGTAGAAGCTACCCCAGTTGTAGAGCGTGGTATATCTACACAGACTATGCACTTCTTTGGTGCAGGTTCTGATGGTACTAGTTACTACTTTCCATATTGTGATATGACTGGTAAGGTGGTGGCTGCTAAGACAAGGTCAATGACTGAGAAACAATTCAGTGTGATTGGTGACTGGAAGGAAGCAGTGCTCTTCGGACAGAACAAGTTTACTCCAGGTGGTAAAGCTATCACGATTACCGAGGGTGAGTTTGATGCACTGGCATGCTATCAGTTGACAGGTTCTCGCTACCCAGTGGTATCCATCCGTAATGGTGCGACATCTGCATTGAAGGATTGCAGAGCAAGCTTCGAGTACCTGGATTCCTTTGATAAGATTGTGATCTGCTTTGATAACGATGAACCTGGACAGCAAGCAGCGAATCAGGTTGCTGAATTATTTGGCAGTAAAGCACACATCTTTAGATTCCCTAAGCAGGAACTCAAGGATGCTAATGATTACCTGATCCAGGGATTGGTGAAGGAGTTTGTTGAGGAGTGGTGGAACGCAGAGAAGTATGTACCTGATGGTATCGTAGCAGGATCTACCTTGTGGGATCTAGTAAACCAGCCAGTTGAGAAGGCTGAGGTACAGTATCCGTATCATGGTATGAATAACCTTACCTATGGTATTCGCTTAGGAGAACTCGTTACAGTTACTGCAGGATCTGGACTAGGTAAGTCTCAGTTTATGCGTGAGATTGTGTGGCAGATTCTTAATAAGACTGAGGATAACATTGGTCTCATGTTCTTGGAGGAGTCGGTCAAGAAAACTGCTAAGAGTTTGATGTCACTTGCTGCAAATAAACCACTACACTTACCTGATTGTGACGCTGATGAGGAGGAACTTAGACATGCATTTGATGCTACCCTTGGAACTGATCGTGTATTTTTGTTTGATCATTTTGGGTCTACCGCCATTGACAATATTATCAACCGAGTACGATTCATGGCAAAAGGTCTCAATTGTCGTTATGTATTTCTTGATCACGTATCGATTGTGGTCAGTGCTCAGGAGAACGGAGACGAAAGGAAAGCATTAGACGAGATCATGACTAAGCTTCGTACTATTGTGCAAGAGACTGGTATTGCTTTGTTTGTTGTGTCTCACCTTAAGCGTCCTGAATCTAAGGGGCATGAGGAAGGTGCTGCTACATCGCTGGCACAGCTACGAGGTTCAGGTTCGATTGCTCAGCTATCAGACATGGTAATTGGATTAGAGCGTAACGGACAGCATGAGGATGAGACGGAGCGTAACACTACCTACGTCCGAGTATTGAAGAATAGATTCAGTGGTTTAACTGGGTTAGCTTGTCGCCTATTGTATCGTCGTGATACTGGTAGGATGAACGAGTTGCCTCCTGAGGAGACTAAATTATGAAAAAGATTTTACTTGCAGTAAGTTTATTTATGGTGTATAATAATAGCATGGCTTGTACTACTACTATCGTTTCATCTGGTGGTAAGTACGTAACATGTACTGTTTGTACTACTGTGGTGATATGCAATTGATTAAATGGAGTGGTACAATACTATGCTTAATTGGAATAGGATTAACTAGCTTCAATGTATATCCCCTTAATATATTATTTGGACTTATTGGATCAGGCTTGTGGACTTATGCTGGTATATTGCAGCGTGATATACCTTTGATCCTGGTCGAGGCTGTAGCAGTTGCCCTGTACTTTGCAGGGGTGGTCTCTTATGTAACATATTCGTTGCATAAGTGGCTTTAACGTAACATTTATATTACATTAAGGAATGATATGAGTTTAATGCAATTGCCTAAGGTAATCGATTCAGTTAATGAACTGGGTGCTAAGGTTGCTAAGTTAGAACTGATGGTTAAAGAATTACAAGATGCTTTTGTGATGGCTACCCAGCAGACTATCGTTAAAGAAGTTGAGAAGCGTACTCCTAAATCTAAATGAAAGATGCTATCGTCTTCGTAGCTATGCTGCTAGGACTTATGGTAGGGTACGCTGCTAACGAATACCGACACATGTTAGAACACATCGAGTGCAACAGTTATAACACTAGACATTCTTTGTGGGTTGGTTATGTGGCGAAGGATGAGCATGGACAGCTACGTTGCTTTTGGTTAGAGCAAGAGTTTCCTAATCGTATTAGACAAGGAGTACCAGTATAAAGGATAGGAATGAGAAAGATTATTCTCGACATAGAAACAAACACTGAGCATGATAAGATTTGGATGTGTGTTACTAGGGAAATAGGAGGAGATGTACAAGTATGGAAGGAAGCAAGCGGACTACAAAAGTATTTGGACAGTTGCGATTTGATTATAATGCACAACGGAATATGCTTCGATGCCCCAGTACTGAAAAGGAACTGGAACATTACGATGAAGCAGAACCAGATGTGCGACACGCTCGTACTAAGTCGCCTCCTAAGTCCAAGTCTAGAGGGAGGACATAGCTTAGATGCATGGGGTCAACGCTTAGGTTTTGCTAAGGGAGACTTCAAAGATTTTGATTCAGGTTATTCCAAAGAGATGGAGGAGTACTGTATCCAAGATACTTTAGTAACTGAGAAACTGTACCAGCATTTAACTGCTGAACTTACTAGAAATAAATTTGATGAGAGGAGTATTAAACTTGAGCACAATGTACAAGCGGTCATCGCTACGCAAGAAACAAACGGATTCAAACTCAACGAGAGGGCTGCTGTCACTCTTCTGGCAACGCTGCAAAGTAAGTTGGTTGTTCTTGAGACTGAGCTTCAAAACATTTTTCCAACCAAGACAACCCCACGAGTCTCAGAGAAAACAGGAAAGCCCCTCAAGCCCCTCGTCGAAGTCTTCAACCCAGGCAGTCGCAAGCAAATCGGTGAAAGGCTCATCGAGAAAGGCTGGAAGCCAGAGAAGTTCACAGAAAACGGTCAACCAATCGTCGACGAAGGGACGCTCGAAGGCTTAGATTTTCCTGAAGCTAAAGCTATTGCTGAATATTTGTTACTACAAAAAAGAATAGCACAGATTAAATCTTGGTTAGATGTGATACAACCTGATGGTAGAGTACATGGTAGAGTAATAACGAATGGTGCAGTGACAGGACGGATGACACACCACAGTCCTAACATGGCACAAGTACCTAGTTGTGGTAGCCCCTACGGAGAAGACTGTAGGGATCTTTGGATTGTAGAGAAAGGATATAAGTTAGTTGGTATCGATGCTTCAGGACTGGAGCTTAGGATGCTTGCTCACTATATGAAAGACGATGCGTATATTTATGAGGTCACACAAGGTGATATCCACACAGCCAACCAGAAAGCTGCTGGACTCGAAACACGTGCTCAAGCAAAGACGTTTATATATGCATTCCTCTATGGTGCAGGGGCTGCCAAGATCGGGAAAGTTGTGGGTGCTGGAGCGAAAGAAGGACAACGACTTATTGATTCTTTTCTGGAAAACACCCCGAAACTACGAGCACTTAGGGAGAACGTGGCTAAAGTCTGCAAGTCGTCGGGATCATTACCAGGTCTTGATGGACGTAGACTACACGTTAGGTCTGACCACGCAGCAGTCAACACACTTCTCCAAGGTGCGGGTGCGATTGTCATGAAGCAAGCACTAGTAATCCTGGATGAACGATTAACCAAACTCGGTGTTGATTATAAGTTTGTTGCTAACGTGCATGACGAATGGCAGATTGAAGTAGAAGAAGCATACGCAGATATGGTAGGTAAGTTAGGAGTACAAGCTATCGAGCAAGCAGGTCGTGTATTAGAAATGCGATGCCCTCTCACTGGCGAGTACAGAGTAGGAAATTCATGGAAGGAAACACACTGATGGATGAAATTAAACAAGCAGTACTTAAACTTCTAAGACAAGGTAATCATGTGTCGACTGTTAGAACACTGCTACGTGAAGCAGAGAAAGAACTAGATCAAGCACAAGAATACTTAGAAGCTATCAAAGATGCGGACTTTGCACCATGAAGATGGAAGATATACCTGAGCATGTAGAACCATTAGTTATTCTAGGAAATGACAACGATTACTTGACTGTATATACTTGTCTATCCAATGAAGATACTATCGAAATACTGCGTCGATCCTTACATGTCCTTGAAATAGAACAGGAAGAAGCAGATAAAAACTTGCATTTGCATTAAAAATAGTGTATAATATATGTAGTTGTTTACTAAGGAGAAATAAATGGAACAAGCAAAACCAGTACCAATTAAAGCCGACCTCTTCTGGGCTTCATTAAATGAGAAGAACAAATATTCTGACAAGTTTCAGGTAGATCTTTGCAACCTATCCAAGGATGCTATCAAGACTTTGATGGACATGGGTATCAATGTAAAGAACGATGCTAAGAAACCTGACCAAGGCTTCTTCGTTACTGCTAAGAGCAAACTATATCCTATCCTTGCAGTAGATGAGAAGGGTAATCAGATCAGTGTTAAGATTGCTAACGGATCTAAAGGTGTAGCTTTGATTAAACCATACAACTACAATGTTGGTGGTAAGCAAGGTGTAGGAGTAGGCATTAGCAAGATCATCGTTAAAGATTTGATCGAGTACAAACCTACTGGTGTTAACCTAGCAGACATCGAGGAAGAAGCTCTTTAATGCACACTGCCCTGATTGATGGGGACATCTTAGTATATCGCATTGGCTTTTCATCCGAAGAAGATGAGGAGTCAATAGCGATAGCTAGGTGTGGTGAGTTTCTAGAGAACCTGATTCTCTTCAATGGATTTGAAGACTACAAAGGATACCTTACAGGTGGTGGTAACTTCAGGAATGAAGTAGCAGTAACTGCTCCGTATAAAGGTAATCGTAAATCAGCTAAGCCAAAGCACTACGCTATACTAAGACAGTATATGCAGCAGAGCTGGGGCTTTGAGATGATTGAAGGACAAGAAGCAGACGACGCTATTGGTATCGCAGCGTATGCACTAGAGCCTGGTGAGTATTGTATTTGTACAATTGATAAAGACTTAGACATGATTCGTGGTGATCACTTTAACTTTACTAAGGATCTCCGATATTATGTGACTGAGGAAGAAGGCATCAGGAATTTTTATAAACAGATTTTAACTGGTGATAGGGTCGACAATGTTATTGGGCTTAAAGGCATTGGAGAAGTTAAAGCAGAAAGAATACTCAAAGAATGCAAAGACGAAAACGAAATGTATCTTGCTGTCCTGGAGGCTTACAAAGGCGACGAAGCAAGGGTGCTGGAGAACGGACAATTGTTATGGATAAGAAGACAGTCAAACGAAATCTGGAAACCTCCAAAGTTATCTACGTCCAGTGGGTCGACGCAGTTGCCGACGCAGGATGGGAAGACGAAGTCAAAGCAGAAATAGATCTTTGCCATACTGTAGGATTCTTGATCAGTGAAACAAAAGATGCTCTATGTATTGCGTCCACAGTGTCTAAAGATAATAGTAACGCTAGGATACACATACCTAAGGCATGGATAAAGAAACGAAAGGTAATGAAGTTTGAAACCACAGTCAGCAAAAGCAAAAGGAAGAAAGCTACAGCAGTGGGTGAGAGACCAGATACTCCAACGATTCCCTACGCTGAGCACTGATGATGTCAGAAGCACAAGCATGGGAGCGAGTGGAGAGGATGTTCAGCTTAGCTCGGCTGCTCGTAGTCTTTTTCCTTTTCAGATTGAGTGCAAGAATCGTAAAGCTATTGCAGTCTTCAAAGATTATGAACAAGCTCAGACGCATGGACTAGTCGAGCCACTCGTAGTCTTGAAGCAGAATAATAGTAAGCCTCTTGTCTTAGTAGATGCTGAATACTTTATTGAATTAGTTAGGAAAGCAAATGGCAATTAACATTAAAGAATGGAAGGTTATCGGAGATAAAGATAACTTCACTGTCCTTGGTATGGATGAACAAGGATGGATTTACTTTTGGAAGGACGCTAAATGGAACATCCTATAAATAGATATACGTTTGAATTCGTAGAAGGTGATGAGACAGATGCACGTCATGGTTTTCCTTTCAACAAGGAGATTCGTCATGAGTTTAATCTCTCAGCAGATCAGTCTTGGGATTATGTGATGCGAGAGTTTATCTCTTTCTTGTCAAACATATACGGATATGAAATTAATATAAAGGATTACGATGCCGACCCACTTAATAATACCAGACTGTCAAGTGAAACCTGGTCATGATTATAATTACTTACGAGCTATAGGAAACTATATTGTTAAGAAGCGTCCTGATGTTATTGTTAATATTGGGGACTTTGCGGACATGCCTTCACTATCAAGCTACGACAAGGGAAAGAAGTCCTTTGAAGGCAGACGATATAAGCATGATGTAACAGCAACACACGAAGCAATGGACATCTTATTAAAACCACTGCGTGACTTACAAGCAAGACAGCGGAGGAATAAAGATAAGGTATATAAACCACGAATGGTATTAACACTAGGTAATCACGAGCATCGTATTAATCGTGCAGTTGAAAACGATTCAATGTTAGATGGTACTATTTCAATAGAGGACTTGAAGTATGCTGAAGCAGGTTGGGAAGTTATTCCTTTTGAGCAGCCAGTTATTGTTGATGGTGTTTTATATGCCCATTATGTTACTGCAGGTGCTCTTAATCGCCCTGTTGGATCGGCAGCAGCAATTATCTCCAAGAAACATCAGTCGTGTGTTGTGGGTCATCAACAAGGTAGACAAGTTGCTTACGCTATTCGAGCAGATGGCAAAACGCTTACGGCTATAATTGCAGGGAGTTGTTATGAACACGACGAAGATTACATGGGAGCTCAAGGTAACCACTATTGGAGAGGTATTGTGGTCTTACACGAAGTTCATGATGGTTGCTTCGATGAGATGTTTGTTTCCTTAGACTTTTTAAAGAAGAGGTATTTATGAATCCAATAGCAATGCCTAAGCCATACGGATATTCAGACAATTGTCCAGGTGAAATAACCTTAGAAGAATACTTTCGTAGGCTACAGGTAGAAGAGCCTGAGTTAACTCCTAGGGATACACAGGTAGGAGGTAAACACTATCACAAGGGTAATGGCATACAACCTTGGGATATTATAGAAGCCTGGGAGCTTGACTTTTGGGAGGGAAATGTGGTAAAATATATGCTACGTTGGAAACATAAAGACGGATTGCAGGACTTACAGAAAGCGAGACACTACCTTGACTACATCATTAGTAAAAATTCTTAACGAATCACATAAATTTTTAGAGGAGCAGAAACCAGTGAAGACAGTAAAATTTAATAAGTTTTTCCCAGACGATAATGCATTCGTAACAGTCGATGGACGTATGGATAAGGACGATGATTGGCAAGTTAGCGTAACCATCCAGTCTGATACCAAGAATGTAGTTAACTGGTGGTGCAGTGATTGGAACTACAAAGAATCTGTAGCACAGTTAAAAGCTTTTCAAGATGCTGCTCAGAAAGCCATAGACTTTATTGAAGCATGTGCTGCTCAGCCAGCTAAAGCTGCTAAGGTTAACGCTACTAAGCGTGCTGCTAAGAAAAAGTAAATGAACCGTACTCTTACACTGACAGAGTTAAAAGAACGGTTGAAGAGTTTAGATGAAGTAATGCTTCTGGAGCTACTCGACATAGCTTCAGAAGACTTAGTAGAAACTTTTAGCGACACTATCGAAAACAACTATAACAGACTTCTAAAAGAAGTAGATTGGGAAGAAACTGAATGACAGAATTTAATACACCGTTTAGCACCGTAGGATATATCACATACAAAAGGACATACGCTCGTCGATTGAACGAAGCAGATCCTGCTAGTCCTACAGAAGAGTTTGAAGACACAGTTAATCGTGTCGTAGCAGCGTCTAATGATCAGCTTAAGTGTGGCTTTACTGATGCTGAGAAGAAACGCTTACAGAAGTATCTGATGGAATTGAAGGGTACTGTAGCAGGTCGCTTCTTATGGCAGCTTGGTACTGAGACAGTAGGTCGCTTAGGTCTAGCTAGTCTACAGAACTGTGCATTCACTGTCATAGATCATCCAGTACGTCCCTTCACCTGGGCAATGGACTTATTAATGTTAGGATCTGGAGTTGGATACAATATTCAAAGAGAGCATATACAAAAACTTCCTCCTGTTAACTCCAGCTTTGCTACTCCTACTCGTGTGGATAGTAACGACGCTGACTTTATCGTTCCTGATTCTCGTGAGGGATGGGTTCAGTTGCTTGGTAAGACTCTTAAGGCAGCTTTCCTCAGCGATAGTAAAACTACTTTTACGTATTCTACTATACTAGTACGAGGTAAAGGTTCTCCTATCAAGGGCTTTGGTGGCACTGCTTCAGGTGCTGAGGATTTATGTTGGGGTATTGCTAAGATCAGTGAGATCTTGGAGAAGAGAGCAGGTAGACAGCTACGCTCTATCGACTGCCTCGACATCATGAATATTATCGGTGCAGTAGTAGTCGCTGGTAATGTAAGACGCTCTGCTCAGATTGCTATTGGTGATCCTGATGACGTTGAATACTTGCTGGCTAAACGGTGGGACATGGGTAACATTCCTTCGTGGAGAGCTATGTCTAATAACAGCGTAGTATGTAACGACTTCAAAGATCTACATGAGTATTTCTGGGATGGGTATGAAGGTAAGGGCGAACCTTATGGTTTAATTAACCTGAAGCTTAGCAGAAAGATTGGAAGACTGGGAGAGACTCAGTATCCTGACCCTAAGGTGATGGGTTACAATCCTTGTGCTGAGCAGTCCCTAGCTCCTTATGAGACTTGTTGCTTAGCTGAGATATATCTATCGAATGTAACTAGTAAAGAAGAATTCGTAGACATCTGTAAGCTGTTATATCGAATCAATAAGCATAGTCTCGCATTACCCTGCCATCTCGAAGAGACTGCAGATATTGTGCATAGTAATATGCGGATGGGCATCGGAGTTACTGGTGTCTTGCAAGCAAGTGATGAACAACGTAGCTGGTTATCTGAAGCTTATGAAGAGTTACGAGCTTTCGATAAGGAGTACAGTGCTAAGCATGGCTTTCCTGAGTCAGTAAAACTTACCACTGTTAAACCTTCAGGTACTCTGTCGTTACTTCCAGGTGTAACTTCTGGTTGCCATCCTGCGTATTCTAGACACATGATTCGTAGGATTCGTATCGCAGCAGACCACGCTTTAGTACAAGTCTGTCGTGATCATGGTTATCCTGTGGAGTATCAGCGTAACTTTGATGGTAGTGAAGATCACAGTACAATGGTAGTTAGCTTCCCATTCTGCTATCCAGAGGGAACAAAGCTTGCTGCTGAGATGACTGCGATTGATCAGCTAGAAGTTGTGAAATGGTTACAAGCTCATTGGTCAGACAATAGTGTTTCCTGTACAGTGTATTATCGTAAGGAAGAACTACCTGAGATTAAGAAGTACCTTGCTAAGAACTACAAGAACAATCACAAGTCCTTGTCTTTCTTGCTACACAATGAACATGGATTCCATCAAGCACCTTTAGAGGAGATTACTAAGGAGCAGTATGATGAGCTAGTCGCTAAGACTCGTTTGATTACTAAGGTAGATGAAGCAAACTTTGATGGAGGGGACGAGTGTGCCAGTGGTGCATGTCCAGTTAAATGAAGATTGAACTGCTAAGCTTGACTGAGAATGAGGATGGGTCTGCTGATATGGAAGTAGAACTAGACGAAGAAGCTAAGACTCTTCTCATTCAGGTTGGCTTAGAAACCCTGCTCCTCAGAGCAATAGATAAACATAAGGAATCAGAATGAGTATTGAACTATCTTTTCTTACTGGGTTTATGGTAGGCTTTGAATATATCGATGAATACGATGATTGTCGACATCTTATTCTAGACGTAGGAATATTCAGGCTACTGTTTTCCTTCGAGCGTTAACTTAAGAGCCCTCTTCGGAGGGCTTTTTTATTGGAACGGACGAGTGCCGTTACGGTCTATAATTAAGGCTTGTTTCTTAGGTGCTTCAGAAGGGGTGTTAGGAACGCTTATATGAGTCCAGGAAGCGAATTCTTCGATGATCTGATGGTAGGGTATATCCGCTTTAATGCAAGCCTCTACGACCTGTTTAGGGGTCATCCCAGAGACTTTGAAATCAGCAGCACAACCTAGGGGATGTTGAGATTTACTGGTAGAACCAATGGCTTTATTAACCTCAGGAGATCTATAGCCTGAAGTTACTATGATTGGCTTACCGATTACTGCTCTGACC